CCGTGGGTGAAGCTGAACGGGTTGATGGCCCACAGGCTGTCGGCCTCGACCTCAGTCTGGTCGGCGCCGAAGACCCAGTGGCCGGTCTTGTCCATCTTGAGGATGACGGTGTTGCCGAGCGTGGTGCCCGTGTTGAGCGCCCGCAGGGACTGCGAGAGCGACTGCACGGACGGCAGGTTGGCGTTACCGAACTTCGTGACTTCGTTCATTGTACTGTCCTTTCGCGTTTAGACGATCTTACCAAGAGCAGCCGCCAACTGGCGGCCGATCTGCAACACGGGAGGCCGGGGATCGCTCTCCGGGGCCAGCGTGGTGCCTGACGAGACGGCGACGACCAGTTCGTCCGGCAGTTCGATCTTGCGCTTCTTCAGCGCCTTCTCGGCCTGCGCCGGGCTGACCAGCTTCGTCTCCATCAATTCCGTGTCCTCAAAACCAAGCCCCGCTTCCTTAAGGACGAGCGCCACGAGCGCCGCCTGCGCCTCGTCCACGTCAACCCATTGGCGGGTCGCGCGCTTCTGCACCAGCTTGAAGCCGGGCACCGGCTCGCCGTTCTCCAGAAGTTGCTGCGCCAGCGCCCGCACGCTGGCAAGGTACTCCTCAATCAGCGGCGCCTGTTCCAGCATCTCGCCCAGCCGGGCGGCGTCGATGTTCTGGAGGCTGGTCTTCAGCGCCCGGTCCACGGCGCCCGTCAGCAGCGGGCAGACCGGCTTGGCGGCGCACCAGCGGCAATGGTCGCCCGTCTCCATGGACGGCTCCGGCCCCAGCGCCTCTTTCACGGCGGCGAACAACTGCCGTTCAAAGTCGCGGATGCGGTTGGGCGTCGTACGCCAGCACTTCACCGGCACGGCCGCTGTCGGCTGGACGATGATGCACTCAATGCTGGTGACGCCCTTGAAGGCCCAGGCGACCTTCGGCGTCCGCATCGCCGCAGCGGCGTAGAACATCGCCTGCGGGTTTTCCTCGACCGCGACGTCCACGCCGTCCCCGAACTTCCAGTCCAGCACGATGGCCGTGTCGCCAATGCGGCCGACCAGATCGGCCGAACCGAAGACGCCGGGCAGCGCGTCACCGAAGCCGACGACGGCCTCGCACTCGTAGGTCATGTCGAAGTTCGGGTCGATCTCGCCCAGAGCCGCCAAGGCCGGGCGGATCTTGGTGTCGATCAGCTCCTGCGTCACCGTCGCGCTGCCGAAGGTGTCGCCCAGGTAGTCTTCCGGCTTGAGGTCGTTGGCCAGCACGCCCTCCATGATGGAGTGGCAGAGGGTGCCCTCGTCAGCGTAGCGGGAGGAGGGGCGGGGCGGCATCTGCTGCACCAGCTTGACGGAGCCGGGGCACCGCATGACCCGCTTGGCGGTTGAACCGCCGACGATGTTGGAGTGTGCTGCCATCTCGCCCTCTACTGAACCTCGCTTGCCCGCATCCTATGACAACAGAACCTGTTGTGCAAGAGGTTCTGTGGTGCTATCCGTCGGACATGCGCGAGAGCGAGATTGAACGCCATCTGGTCTGGCATGTCACCCGGTTGGGCGGCGTCGCCTACAAGTTTCGGTCGGTCACCCACCGCGGCGTGGCCGACCGGATCGTCTGCCTGCCTAGCGGGCAGACTTGGTTCGTCGAGCTGAAGACGAAGGGCGGCCGGCTGGAACCGCTCCAGAGGCTGTTCGCGCAGGAGATGGAACGCATGGGGCAGCGGTACGCCTGCCTCTGGACGAAGGAGCAGGTGGATGCCTGGGCAATGACGCTATGATACATTACCACGGGCTACCCATCTCACCGACGACGGCGGCGGCGCACGCCATCGGTGCGGGCCACGCCTTCATCAGCTTCGCCCACGCGGAACAGCTCGGCATCGCCGTGAGCGTGTGCCAGTCCTTCGCCGTGGACAACGGCGCCTTCTCTGCATGGAAGGCGGGGGCGCCAGTCAAGGACTGGCGTCCGTTCTATGAGTGGGCCGAGGCGTGCCGCCGCATCCCGTCCTGCGACTTCGCGGTCATTCCCGACGTCATAGACGGCGACGAGGCGGCGAACGACGCGCTGCTGGACGAATGGCCGTTGCCGCTGTGGTTCGGCGCGCCGGTCTGGCACATGCACGAAACGCTGGACCGCCTCGACCGCTTGGTTAACCAGTACCCCAGGGTCTGCATCGGTAGCTCCGGCGAGTACTCCGTGGTAGGCAACGATCTCTGGTGGCGCCGCATCGGCCAAGCCATGACGGCGGTCTGCGACGCGCAGGGGCGGCCGTTATGCAAGCTGCACGGCCTTCGGATGCTGAACCCCAAAGTGTTTACGCGGCTTCCGTTCGCCAGCGCCGACTCGACCAACATAGGTCGGAACGTCGGCATAGATAAGAAATGGGCCAGCGGTAACTACCTCCCGCCAACTAAAGAGGCGAGAGCCTACGTTATGCGGGCCAGAATTGAGGCCCACAACGCACCTTCCACATACACATACGGAGAATGAACATGCTCTACATCGCTATCGCCGTGTACGCCACGGCCATGACGGCCGCCAACCTGTCCATCGCTTTCTTTGGGCCTTGGGTGTCGCCCATAAATGCGTTTCTGTTTATCGGGCTGGACCTCGCGCTCCGCGACTGGCTGCACGTTCGGCTGAAGCTTTGGCAGATGGGTGTGCTGATCTTCGGCGCTGGCGCGCTGACGTTCATCCTCAACCCTGCGGCGGTCCACATCGCCATCGCGTCCTCGGCGGCGTTCACCGTTGCGGCGCTCGTTGACTGGCTGGTGTTCTCCAAGCTCCGCGGTTCTTGGCTGTTCCGGGCCAACTCCTCCAACGTGGCGGGCGCGGCCGTGGACTCTCTGGTGTTCCCGACGCTCGCGTTCGGCGTCCTCATGCCGCAGATCATCGTACTTCAGTTCGCCGCGAAGGTGTGCGGCGGCGCGATCTGGGCGTGGCTGATCTCCAAAGTGCGCTCATGAAACTCCGCCCCTACCAAAGCGACGCCGCTGACTTCCTATACGAGCATGACCGGGGGATGATCCTGGCGCCCGTGGGGGCCGGCAAGACGGCGATCACCCTGACGGCCATGGCGGCGATGGTGGCCGACGGCCACGTCAGGCGGTGGCTGGTGCTGGCGCCGAAGCGCGTCTGCACCGACGTTTGGCCGGTCGAGGGGCCGAAGTGGGCGCCGGGGCTGACGATGGCGGTGGCCGTCGGCACGCCCCGCCAGCGGGCTGCGGCCTTCGCGTCGGACGCTCGCGTCGTCGTCACCAACTACGACAACCTCCAGACCGCGCCGCCGGATCTCAGCAGCTTTGACGGCATCGTCTTTGACGAGCTGACCCGGCTGAAGAACCCGTCGGGGAAGCGGTTCAAGGCGCTGGAGAAGAACATCGAGCCGTTCAACGTGCGCTGGGGCCTGACCGGCTCCTTCACGTCGAACGGCCTGGAGGACGTCTTCGGGCAGTGCAAGATCGTGGACCAGAAGCTGCTGGGCCGGTCAAAGGGCGCCTTCCTCCAGAAGTACTTCGTCTGCCTCAACCGCGAGTACGGCGAGTGGATGCCGCGCAAGGGCGCGCTGGGCGCCGTCATGGACGCCATCCGCCCGGCCACCTACGTCCTGGAGCCCGGCGAGTACAAGGACCGCCTGCCGCCGCTCTACACGACCGAGATGCGTTGCGACTTGGCTGACCGGGCGCCCTACGAGAAGATGAAGAAGGACTACCTCGTCGAACTGAGCGGCCAGCAGATCACGGCGCTGTCGGCGGCGGCTGTCACGACCAAGCTGCAACAGATGGCCAGCGGGTTCGTTTACAATAGCCGGACCCTAGCGCAAGAAACGGCCGGTAAGTTTGCGGTAGAGCAGCAGGCGATCTGGTTCTCGCCGCACAAGTTCGACCTGCTGGACGATATCCTGACCGAGAACCAACGGGACAACACCATCGTCGTCTATAACTACCGCGAGGAGCTGGCCGAACTGCTGCGCCGCTACCCCAACGCGGCGACGCTCGACCACCCCGACGCCATCGCCCGGTGGAACGCCGGCAAGATTGAACTGCTGCTGATCCATCCGAAGTCGGCCGGGCACGGGCTGAACCTCCAGCACGGCGGCAACAAGATGGTGTTCGTCTCGTTGCCCTGGTCGCTGGAGTTGTACGAGCAGACGGTCGGGCGGCTGCACCGCGGCGGCCAGACCAAGCCGGTCTGGGTCTACGTGTTACTAAGTAACAAGACTATTGACGAGCGTATCTGGGCTGCGCTGTATGACAAGCGGGCGGTGTCAGACATTGCCTTGGATGAACTGAAGGGAACACCGACGTGAGCCTTAACTGGCGGGCGCTAAACGCCCGATTGGGTAGCCTGCGCGAAGACGAGCTGGAGAAGATGATCCAGGACGAACTGAAGGGTGAGCGTCGGCCCACCCTTCTGATCCGTATGCACCAGCGGTTCACCGTTCTGCGGAACCTCCGCGAACGGCGCGAGATCTTGAACGCAGCTACGTCAGAAGCCCGAGCGCAGTAGCGTAGCGGGCGCGCACGTCGTCGATCCCGATGAGGCCGCCGTTGATCCGCTGGCGGCAGCGGTCAACGGCGCCTGCGTCAGCCAGGTCGTTGCAGTTGTTGGCGTGCCAGAAGATCGCGGCGCTCTCGGCGGCGCCCTCCCGCGTCTCGATCCACTCGGGCAGTTCATCGACCGGCCGGTTCACGATCTCAGCTAGGCGCTCGTAGTTATACCGGCCCGTGGTCTGCATCAGACCGCGGCCGATGAAGCGCCAGCCGTCGCCGGGGTTCTTGTTCCCCATGCGCCCGCCATAGGCCGCCTCGGCAATCGCCTTCTGGTCGGCGGGCTGCTTGTCGGTGCGGCCCACCTCGGCGGCGTACTCAGGCGAAAAATATCGGGGCCACTGCTTCACCAGGGCCTCGGCGCGGTAGTTGAGGCTTTCGCGCAGCTTCCGGCCGCCGGCCGTCTCATGGCCGGTGTTGGCGAGGAACATCGCCACGCGCTTCGACGTGTTGATCTCATACTGGCGGCAGGGGCCTTCCAACGCCGCAGCCCACTCGGCAGGGTCTGACCAGTTCAGACCCTGCATCAGCTTCGCAGAGATCATCGCATCTTCTTGTCGGCTACAGACCAAGCCACGCCACCAAGGGTGATGGCGGCGCCAACCACGGCGTCGGCCGAGCTGGCGTCGATGTAACCGCGCGCGACGAAGACGCCGCCCAGCGCGGTCAGGATGTGCCGGGCTAGGCCCAGCCAAATGTCCTTGCTCATACCTTCCTCCTACTTATCCGTCTCGGTCCTCTGACGCCCGCGCAAGGCGCAGGCCGCCTAGCAGCCCTACGAGCGCGCCGACGATAGTGGAAAAGGCGGGGCCTAGCACCTCAAAGATCTTGTCGTTGTTCACCTGTGGGTCAAACAGCCCCGCCAAGAGTACGAACACCATGGCGAGCATGACCATTGCAAGCGTGTAGATCGCAACCAGCAGGATGTGCCGCTGGACGCCCTGCATCACTTATCTGCCTTGCGTTCCAGGCGGTCGAAGATGGCTTTCACCATCGACTTGATGTCCTGGATGTCTGCCCGATAGTCGTCCTTGCTGACGTACTTCGTGTGCAGCGCCCGCTCCAGC